ACCACCGGAGAAAATATAAAGACCGGCGCGATGCAAGGGGGAGGGTATAATTTTTGACCCCTCCCCCCGGTATAAATATAAATAAGCCCCATATTGATATTATTTATATTTATATTAATTTGTTGATTTTTTTATATTATTTGTGATTTTTTACAGAAATTTGCAAATAATTATTATTATTTTGTAATTTTTTTGTACAAAAGTGGATTGAACAGCACTATTTCATCTATTGCACGTTCAATTTCAGCCATGTTCTCGGCCTCAGTAAGTTGTTCACTTGTGTTTGCAATTCTTGCTAAGTAACCACAAGAGTTGTAGCCTCCAACAATGTCAAACAGAAACCATTTGTCAAAGTCTGCAAATGGATCATAAGGATTGTCTACAGTTGTTAATGCGCAAGCCATACTATTCCTTTCTGTATACGCGATAATACTATAGTGCTATACCTATAGCATTACTTATACTTGTTAATGGTAGATGCTGATACACCTAATCTATTAGCTATCTCTTCGTTAGTATAGCCACTAGATTTCATAGTCTTAATAAGAGCCTGTTTAGAAGAACTAAGTTCTTTAGTTGCTCTAGGAGTAGCTCTCTTTCTAAGATCATCAGCATCCATATACTTAAGCATACTAGAAAGAGTGCTATCTGAAACGGCGCCATTCTGTATAGCTTCCCATGATCTGTCTGTTACTTTTATAGGTACCCTTTTTGCACCCACCTGTAAGCGGGCTTCTTTGAGGGCGGTATTCTTTACCTTTTTAAGCTCCTCTTTATCCAGATCAGGATTGCTCTGCTGTATGGCCTTGACTTTATTACTAGCAAGTAGCTGAGCCTGCCTTTCTCTTGGTCTGTTCTTTTGTGCCTCATTGTACTGAGCCATGAGATCATCGACTTCTTTTCTATATGTTTCTTTTGCAGAAGCAGAGAACTTAGCCCTTCCTGTAGCAAGCATCTCTTTACGAGCTTGATTGGCAAGAGACTTCATATAGTTAGCATAGTTAGCATAAGCATTCTCTTGCTTTGTTCCAGAAGAGAGCTCCATAGCATCCTTAGCCTCTGCCATCTGGGTACTCTTCTCCTGCCGGTTCTTATACACAATAGAACCATCTTTGTTTTTGAATGCTTGAGGAGGAGCAGTCTTATAAGAAAGCGATCCATCTTCATTGATGATAGGATTGCCTCTTCTCTTATCTACATAAACGGGGCTTTTAGCCCTGGAGATAAGGGTCGATGCTCCGCCTAGCTCCTTCCCGTTTTCATCTACCCTCCTCTGATAAGAACGTTTAAGCTCGGCTATACCATTCTCTTTCTCACTTCTCTTGTAATCAAGATCATGTTTGACTGCATCAATAACTACCATACTATGGCGTACTGCTCTAGCAAGCTCAGCATCAGTAGCGCCCCTAAGAGTCATGTCCGTAATGAGGTTGGATACAACACCCATCTGCTGCTGCTTGTATCCCTCAGACATTCTCTTATAGTTCTTACCTGCACTGCCAGGACTATCAGGACCATACTCTGCAGTAGGATCAAATCCCTCAAGACCTTTCAATGGGCTAGTGGATTTAACCTGGGATTTGGGTCCGATAGGAATAACCATTACAGTATCACCATCGAAGTCAGCACCAGAAAGTCTTGATGCTACGTTAGCATTGATACCAACAGCGTCCTTTGCACTAGTACCAATAACGTTTCTACCTTCCTGGTTCTTATTGTTTACAGTAACAATGGGGATTTCAAATGTTCCACCATGAGGGTATCTAATAAGAGCTACCTTTTCACCATTCTTATAGTTAGGAGCGTAGACCTCATTATCTTTCATACTCATAAGAGGAAGAATGACCTGGTATTTCTGTCTAGGGAGAGCTGCTGCCTGAAGATGAACCGCGGCTGAGTCACAGTCTTCAGCAAAGGATCTAAGAAGTTCTCTCTTAACAGTCTTATTAGTAAGACCCATGATATCATCGAACTCAGCTTTACGATCACTCATAGTCAGGTTGAGCTGCTGATTGATCAGCTTCATTGGCTGCTTACTAAGAAACTGCGAAGGGAGCTTGTCACTGTAATCAGCCCAGTCACCTTCTTCAGCACGCTTGTTGATTAGACCAAGTTTCTTATTACCGTGTTCATCCTCATAGTAATACTGTCCGCCACGTTCCTTGATCAATGAACCAAATGGATTTTCTCTATCAGGTTTGATCTGCTTGAGAACCTTCTCCATAGGAGTGCCGGCTTTCTTATTGGTGTTAAATATAACATCAACGCCATCAGGCATGTTGTCACCATAAACAGCCATGCCTTTCAGATAGTGTGTGCCGTCAACCATGATGCGAACCTGAGCATAGTTGGCTTCACCAAGATCAAGATCTTTACAGCCTCTTCGAAGCTCAATGACGCCGTCTTTCATAGCGCCACCTTCAGGATCGTCTGCATATCTGATCTGAAGTCTTTTGGAATCGAGACTTTCAGGATACTTAAAAGCAGGCTCGATCTTGTTACCGTTGTCAACAAGAATCTTGTTTGACTCTTCGATCGAATGAATATCAAGAGAATAAATATCTTTATGTTCGGTACCTGGAGGACAAAGAACCTTAAGAACCGTTCTCTTTCCAGGATTGGTTACCTGTTCAACAGATCCACCATAAACAGGATATCCTTCAAGCTGCAGCCGATACAAAGCTTCGTCAAATTTGACTCTTGACACACCGGCAAATCGTTCCTGACCTGCTCCAACGTCAAGCATACCTTTCTCGTCAACGATCTGCTTCAAATATTCGGCAGTCACTTTAGACTGATTCATTCGTGCTTCAGCGTTTTCATTAAGAAGAGCTCTTACGGATGAGTCATTCTTAAAACCCATCTTTCTGGCAATCTCGTTAAGTGAGTTGCCTTCTTCCCTGAGTCTCCTTGCCGTCGCTACGTTGGCCGATCTGCGTTCCTCATTAGCAATTGCTATCTGAACACGAAACTGTGTGGTGGAAAGATTAAGATTCCTTGCAATATCAGTATCGCTCAATCCTTTACGTCTGAGATCTTCAACCCTACTGATAAAGTCACCACTATGCTGGTTAGGGTTCTTACCGCTACCAAGAGGATATCTTCCCGATCCTCTACCAGGAGAACCATCAAGCTTGCCAACGCCATAGTGCATCAAGAAATCGTCATTGTGACTCATTGCTCTTCCTCCTTACGAATATCCATGATTATTCGGTCAAAAGTGATGATCTTATCCATTACAGGAGCGATGTCCTCCACGCTGGGATTAGAAACCAAAATATCGTCAGCCTGATAAATACGAAGCTCGTATTCGAGATCACCAGGCTTAAAGTTGTATTCAAGGCAAAATAAAGCCGCATAGACGATCAGCTGTTCCATGTGAGCAGGTATCACACCAGTCTTAAGATCGTGTATGCGGAGAAATCCTTTTGTATCATTAAATGCTATAGCATCGGCTGTACCAAAACAGTTTGGCGAATAATATAAAATCTGTTCTGGCGTCATGCGATAACCTATAGCATCGTTTACATACTTGTTTAAAGTTTTCTTTGAGTTCGGAAGCTTTTGTCGCAGTTTAATACACTGAGCTGCAAAGGCGTGAAGCTCTGTGCCTTTCTGTGCTGCTAGAGATCTTCTAAAAGATTCTGCCACCTTGGCTTCGTCATAAAATATCCAGTGATACTTACTGGCTCCAAGAAAGGCATGCTGCCCTTCAAGATTCGAGTGCCTGTTGAAGTTCACTCATAACCTCCTCTCTATTTTCTGGATAGATGAACCTTGAGAATGACATATTGTTCATTCTGTCAACGTAAATATCTTGGTTCGGTCGTTTGTTGTTTCGATAATCTCTTTCGCTCTTCTTACATTCCAAGGTAGCCCATTTGTCTCCGTACAATATCAATAGATCCGGAATGCCTTGGATGTGCGATGAGTCAAGTTTAGTCACAATCGACCCTGGAAACTGCTGTTCAATGTCCTTGATCAATTTTGCTTGAAAGTCGCTTTCTCTTCTTCCCACTCGATACTCCTTTCTAAATATCCAGAAAAAGAAAAAGGGTTAGGAATTGCTAAAGTCGCAATATATACCTCTTCCCTCTCATAAAAGGACCTGAAAATTGTGCGAAGTTAAAAAGAGCAAAAGAAAAGGCCCTACCGATCTGGTAGAGCCCAAAATGAGTCTGAAAATATCAATTAGTTTTTAGATATCTATTTACTAGCTCTGGTCAAAAGCCCACTTTTTTTCGTAAATTACTATAAATTATTATTTTTTTTTTTCGCGTATTAACTCTAAATAAAAGTGGGTTTTTGACCATCAGAGGTTTTTAGATATCTAAAAAGGGGTTTTGAGATAACTAAAAACCCGATTTCGTGGCCATTTTCAAAGTGGGCAAAAGTGGCCAATGGCCACAAAAGTGGGCAGAGCGGAGGGTTTTTAGATATCTATTTATTATTTTTGTTCTTCCGTAAAATTCAATGGTCAAAAAGTTTTGACCAAAGCCCATTTTTGACCGACAAAAGTGGGCAGTAAATAGATATCTATTTAATCGTCTGAATAAGCCCATAAATGCTCTCTAATTAGCCTTACAACTGTCATTTTTCGTCGAATAGCAGCCTCTTTCAGACGTCCGTACTCCTTTTCAGATACTCTAAGAAGTACTACATGTGTACGTTTTTCAGAGTCATTTTTTCTCGGTCTTCCGCCTCTGTTCTTCTCCACAACAATCCTCCTTAGAATATCAATCAGAGTTTGAACGTCTTAATATGACCAGTCTTAGATCCTTTGACTTCCATTTTCTTACCGCGAATATCCATGTAGATTTCACCGTCTTTGTAGTTCGTAGCGACAACAGCACCACGATCCCTAAAGACGTTGTAAGTAGATTTGCGGCCACTGCCATTCTCAGATCCATGGTAGTTACAGAAGGCAAGAAGGCACTTGATAGCGTCAACGTAATCCTTCGTAATACCATCACGATCACCATGCCAGCGAATCTTCATGACATGACACACGATCTCCTCAAGACGATCTTTGAAAGCCTCAAGCATCTGTCTCTGAGCTTCGATCTGAGCGTCACCACCCATGTCAAATATCCATGTACCGTCCACGACAATGTGATAGATCATAGACATATTGTTAATGAAGTGGTGTCCTTCTTTTTCCTTCAGCTTATTAGCGTCAGCCTGGAAGATAGCTTTACACTCAAAGCATCCGATCTTGATGACATCGCCAACACTGACATAAGAATATCCAACCTTATATGCCGCACATTTAGCAGCCTGTCTGGCAATTCGATTAGCATATTCAGGCTGATACTTCTTTACGCCAGTCTGATCAGGGAAGTACACATGACCGACTTCAAAGTTGTCCAGAATAGCATTCTTATCATCATTATACAAATATCCATAATGATCAGAATGGTCATGTGATATAATGACAGCATCAATCTTGGTAACACCAGCAGCCTTCAGTTTCTTGATGGTATCGGTGTAGTTCATTCCAGTGTCGACCAGAATGACATGCTTAATAGTCTTGTTATCAGACTCGTACTGGATAAATACTGTGGCATCACCGTACTTTTCGTGATCGCTTTCCCAGAAACGTATCGCCCATACCCTAACATAGGGAGGCAAGTCACCCTCCTTTTCAGGTTCGGACGGGTATTTGGGCCTGATTCTGCCTTTTACAGTCTTCAGACTCGTACGATGACGCTTGTGAACGCCGCCATTGTAGTTGCCGGAGATGAAATCATGCGGTCCAAGAGCAAATTCAGTGTGATTCGGGTTGCCTTTGCTGTCCTGATAGATGACAATATCACCAAATTTGATGTCATCAGTGCCAGATTTCCAAGTTCCTTTCTTTTTTGCGTTCTCCATGAGGTTAAGAGACCGCTTTCCATAGCCGATCAGGTCCAAATATCCAGCAAAGTAGAACATCAGATCAACAAACATAGCACACCAGGCGTTTGACATGCCAATTTTTGAGTGTGATGCGCCGTTTTTACCGTTGTAAATATCAATGAAAGCGTTGTACTTTCTTACAAATTCACTGTGAGCTCTGCTGGAATCGATGTAAGGCTTCATCAGATCGTAAACCTTGTCGGCTCCATACTTCTCAGCAGGCTTTTTATCCTCTTTTTCCTGCTCTCCGGGCACTGTGACCATGATTGCTTTGAAAAAAGTGCTTTTATAAGACTTATAAGGGTCTTTTAAGTGATAAGCGGTCTCGTGAATATCTTTCAAACGCTTTTCTGCGTTAGCTTTGACCGAAAAAGCACCGGATTGGACCTTCCACAATCCATTTATCTGAATTACAGCGGCAGGAAAGTTATGTGCTCTCACCACAGCAGCAGTTTTTTCGGCATTTGGCTTGGATTTATAAGCTCCAAGCTGAATTTTATACAGAGTTTTTGTGGCCATGGAATTTACTCCTTATTTTATTTAACGTATAAACAGTCACATAGTAAACAAAACAGCCTATTACGATCATTAAATAAAGCACAGCACAGAATAAGCCGAATACCACAAGGTGACAAAATATCATATCGAGCGCATCCATCATACATTCCTCGACTTAATAAGAATATTGAACCCAGCATTCCTGGCTCGTGCAGCCTCAGCGTTCAGAAGATCCGTGACACCATCATAATACTGGCTGCGGACACGATAATATCCATCAAACTTCTCGATCTCAGCCTCGAGACCCTTGTTTTTGACCTCATAGAGCCTCTTTTTGGCGTTGTTCTTGCTGGAGAAAGCACCGTACTGAATATAATAGTTCAGTGTAGCGATGTTCAGATCGTCGATGGGCGTCGTGAACTTGTCATAGAACTCCTTACCGGCTGTTGTACGAGCATTCAGAGCCTTGGTAATGCCAGATTTGTTGTTATTAACGACTACAGCAGGTCTCTCATACTCTCTCAGAACCACGTTCGAAGCCTCTTTGATGGAGTTTGCTTTGCTGAGAACCTTCATGACGTGCTCATAAGCGCCCAGCTCCTCCCAAAGGAACTGAAGCTGCATTCCGAGATCGTCAATAGACACCTTTTTCTTCTGTGCATAATATAAAAGAGCCTGCTTACGGCTCCAGAAAGTCCACTGTGCAAGACCATAACCAGCCTTGTCATGGACAAAGTTCTTATACGATCCGTTGTTGACACCCTCTGTGTAGCTCTTATCGGTCCATCCTTCCTTGGTCTCGAAGGAATTCTGAAGGTTGTTAGGTCTCAGAGCGGACTCACACTGCAGATTACCCATGAGACCTGCTGTTGCGTACTCGTTCAGACCCTTGCTGCGGAAGAAGTTCCAGATGAAGCAGGCTCGAGCAGTCTCGTCAGGAATATAAATGTCACGGTTGGGAATCTCGAGGACAAGCTTTGGTGTGGGAACCTGACTGTTGAGCTTAGCGTTCACCTCTTCAGCAAACTTACCAAGCCTGTTATACAGCCAGTCACCAGGACAAGCCTTAGCAGCAAACCAACGATGCACAGTGATCACCATCTCGTCGGACTTAGGTGTGTAGTTGAGAGTGGTCTTTTTGTCGTTGAACCACAGCATCTTATTCTTGCCATAGCGCTGGCAAATATCCACACCCAGAGCTACAAGAGCGTCCCAGACCTTCTGATTCATGGCGTACGGATGCTTGGTGTCGGACGCACACTCAACGGTGATGGCTCTGTTGTCGTTCCACGCAGAGCTGGTGCACCATGATCTGTCTTCCTCGTCCACATAGCCGGCAATCACTCCAGCAGTGCCGATGCCGTAGTTGGACGAAGCCTGGTAGGATGACCTAGCAAAGAGCTCACCACAACGCTTAGCAGACAGCTGTCCGACCATGCAGTGAGGTGTGAAGTAGATTACTTTCTCAGTTCTCTGCTTGTTACGATTGGGTGACGGAATAAATACAGTTGCAAGTTTTGAAAAGGACATATCTTTCCCTCCATAAATATAAAAAGGAAGAGAGCCTGCAAAGTTAGCAGACCCTCTTCAACAATAGGTAACTAGTTTAGAATATCAATCATTTCAAGTTTCCAAATATGACGCCGGCCGCAAAAGAGATCAAAATAATAAATGCTACACACAATGTATCCATAATGTCTCCTTATTACTTCTTATCTTTCCAGATCTTTCTAAGATCGTCTTCATCGGTAAGAACGATCTTACAACCCTGATACGTCAGTTTCTCTGTAGAAGACACAAATATAACACAATGATACTTGGGGTCGAACAGACGAATACGATGCTCGTCAGGCCCGACATACATGTAATCGAAATTACTCCAAGAAACTCTCACAGCATCGCCATACTCGAATTTGTGCTCGGTGTCATCTGTCTTTCCCAGAATATCATCTACTTTTATACTTCCTGTGATCGTAGACTCCCAGGAATCAAGTGCCGGTAACGACTTTTCGAATTTTCTTACCGCCTCCTTGATAGCGTTCATTGTAGCCTCAGTGTAATTAGCAGTTGCAACGCCACGGGTTGTGATAACCAGTCCTTTGGGATTGGGTTTTTCCTCTTCGGACTTCATACCGCAAAGCTTCTCAAACAGATCCTTATTGACATTGACCTCTGCTTCAAAAGTACAACCTTTGCGCAAATTTTCTGTGATCTTGGTATCGGCATCCCTCACAGCTTTACGAAAACCATCGCAAGCTTTAGCGATTGCCTTTCTAGTCCCTTCCATGTTCAGAGTATACCGTCCACAGCCGTGTGCCTTCTCATAATATCTTTTGATGTCTTTGTCAGGAATAATTCTGAGATCGGATGGATCAGTCTTTCTTAAAGAATATCCACGGCCGCATTTGTATTCTTTGGACTCAAGCGGGCATCCCTCGCAGACTCTCCCCCAACAGAAATCAACCAACCACTCCCGCATACGATCGGTTTCTTTCTGCTCCTGCCATTTCTTATAAATATCCAGGAAGTCTTCCAGATCCATGCTGACAACGTCGTTCGTACTATGGCATTCCACGTCAAACTCCTCGACATTTATGTCATTCACATTCTGCAGCATATCCCAGAGATCCTTCTGACCCTGGTCGTAGCCGATATCACGAAGACCATCGTTAAGGTTCTTAATGCGCTCGTCTCCGCACATACTATTCAGTCTGGATTTCAGTTCCTTGATCTTGTCAGACTGCTCTTTGTAGTGCTTTCTGTACCATTCGACCTCGTAGCGATGACAATCAGTCCTGGCCTTCAACTTTCTATTATCTTCAAAGAGTTTGTCATAGTCTTTTCTGAGTTCAGTGTAGAGACCATGGTAAGAATCGCGATCTTTCTGCAGTTCCGTTCGATCGGCATTGGCTTTCTTGAAAGTTTCTGTTGTTTCCATAAGTCGCTTTTCAAGGTCCTTATTGTCTTTCTTCAGAGCCTCGATCTCGTCTTCAGCATACTTAGCTCTGCTCCGCCAGTCGTCCCTGCTAGCTCTGAAATAATTGGCAGAAGATTTAGCCTCATCAAGATCTTTCTCAAGCTGCCTGATCCGGTCTTTAAGATCTCTATTCTTAGTGCACAGATCGAGATTCGCATCCAGAAGAGTCCCGTTGGATTTCTCCAAAATATCATTGCGATTCTGAAGATTTGTCAATTCTGTATCACATTCCTCAAATGCCTTATCGATCGGCGATTCTGCATATAATGCAAACGAGAGGGTACCTGTTGTAAGGGTATCGTAAAGTTTCTGCAGAGCTTCATTTTTAAGTTTCATAATTATTCTCCTTTCTTAAATATCAAAAACACTTCTCAATGATCTCATCAGCGATCTGCTCGCCATAGTCCTTCTCAGGCTCTTCCGCCGTAAGCTCAACCTCAGGCATGATCGCAATACCATGCTTCTGCAGAGTGGAATCGATCATTTCGAGTTTTCTGCCGATGTAATTTACGTTACGGTTAATGGTTTTGAGCTGTGTTGAAATATCTTTTAATGCCGCAATCATTGCCTTAGTCTGAAAATCTGTCATAAATCCTCCTTAAATATCAAAAGAAAAAGGGCCCACGCTCTTTTCGAGTGTGAACCCCGTGTTCTGGTTTCTATCTGGGAATAAATTCCAGACGGAATCCAAACGATGCCAATGTCTCTTCCAGTTCCTCCAACGAAGGGACTTCGATGATGATCTTAGCCTTCTTTTCCGCCGGAGCTTCGATCTGTCCTACCGCCTTAGGTTCATCAACCTGCACCTCGGTAATATCTTTAGCATCGTCGACAGGTTCAACAGGTTTGACATCTTCAACTGCGGGCCGATCCCACAATCCAAAATGTTTCTCCCATGTTTTCCGGTCTGCTTTATGCTTTTTCAGATAAGCCGGGCTACAGTAATTACTCACCATAGCAAGTGAACAGCCAGAAGCTTCGCTAAGAGCCTTCGATGACCCAAACTCATCACGAAGTTTTCTCGTTCTCGCAACAATGTTTTCCACACAGAACTCCATTTGTTCCTCCTTGTAAAATATCAATTACCGATAGTTACCATAAAGGGCTTTGTGAATTCTGCGAAAAAGACAAAAGGACCTGCATAGCGTTTTTGCCATACAAGCCCTTTTGGGTTAGGTTGTTAACTGTTACTTACCTGTCGAGTACGATTCTGACATCGTATCCGACCTTGCTCATCAGTTTTACAAGCTGATCGAACTCAGGGCACCTGATTGTGACCGGCAGATTCAGTTTGTCCAGAGCATTCTGGGTTCCTTCATCCTTCTTCTCAGATACCTCGACGGGTCTTTTCGTCTCAAGAGGTCCGAACCGAAGTTCAAACGTCTGTATCGACGGATAATACTTCCCATCGCAGATATCCGAGATAAAGTCGTAATGGATCCCCATCTGCTCGGACAATTTTCTTCGTCCGCCAGCCTTGTTACAGGCTTTCTTCACTCTATCCCGCATTTCCTGATGTACCAGTTCTTCATACGTCATAGTTTTGTCCTCCTACTACAGGATTAACTGTTACTTACCTATAATAGAAGAAGTTAGTTTCGCGTAACTTATTTCAGATCATCTTCAAACGGATCAGAAGATTTTCTGCGGGCGTCGATGGTTTTCTTAATAGCGGCATAGCAATCAGGACAAATATCATAGTCAAATACGGTTTTAATATTACCGTTTTCTGCATGATAATAAATCGTCATATCGTTAGGCATTTTATTTTTGTTAACATCACTGATGCAGCTAAGACTGTTAAAAAACGATCCACAAATATCACACTTCAAAGCTTTACTCATACCTCTGCATCTCCTTCCACTCCTAATGCATTAGCCGTTACTTTGCTCAGAAGATTAATACCGGTTTCATCCGAGCATGTCTTGAGAATATCAAAGCCGCCGTTCCCGTCAGACTGCCAAAGCTCCTGCGTCTCAGCCAGAATATTTACCAGCTGATCAAAATCCATGTTATACCTTCTGCTCAGAGTAAGACAGAACCCGGCATAAATCTTTGGAACCATCTCTCTAATATGAGCTTTCCAACGGCGTTCTTGGTAAATATAAGTATTGTCTTGCTTAGGTTTGTGTCTCCTTTCCGCTCTGCCCATGATCCTCCTTTCCAGCAAGCTCTCGTTTGATACGTGCAGCTATAACCATACATTTTCCTTTATTCTCGCATTGCACAAACGTCGCTGCGATTCCAATAGCGGTAAATATATTAGTCATCGTCTTCCTCCTCAGGAAACTCCCACCCGTCGTCACATCCACCAATGCCGTAATGTTCTTCAGCGAGAGTGATCGTATCTTTGGTGCAGATGTTATCCTTGCAGTAAATGCACTCTTCCAAATAGCAATTAACTGTTGTCATGCTTCCTCCTTTTAGAACCAGTTTCCTTGCGAATCTTGCATTATCTCTTTTCCACAATACTTGCATCTCGACGATAGATTTACCCCATCAAAATTATAAAAGTTGTTAGGCATATGCCAGCCGAAGACGTCGTGAAAAAACCATTTAAATGATCCTATTTGTTGATATAGAATTGAAGCCAATGTAAACATGATTACGAAAGATATAAAGATAACAAGAACAGTTATCATTTACTCACCTCCAATAATCAGTTCTTTGGCATAAGGAAGAGTCTCGATCCACTTGCAGAACTCACGCCACTCATCAAGTTTATGGCTCTTCCGGGCATGGTACATGTTGGCCAGAACCTCATAGTTCAGCATGAGTGTAGCTCTCTGGTTGTAGGACGAAGGAAGAAGCTGGATCATCTGCCACCAGAATCGCTTATCTTTTGTTTTGAGATAGGCATCTCTATACTCATTGAGAATATAAATGACAGCCTGCAGCATACCGCGACCATCCAGGCATTCATTTAACTTTATCTGATCATCTAAGGAGAGGTTCTCCCAAGCGTCTTTATTACAAATATCACTAACCAATAAACCATATTCATTAGCGACATCATCTTCCGTAAGGCGAACCGTATTAATAAGCTGCTCTTTTGAGAAATCCTCCAGAGTGAACTCCTTGGCATGGATCTTGTGCATGGTGGAGCAGGAATTTCTGACAGTGCCGACCTTGTATGTATCGGCTTCCTTCCACCAATACATGGGAGCCGTCACGTCAAGATACACCACGATCATTCTCCGGAACTTGGCCTCATCAGATCCAGCCTTGGCGAGATTTGTAAGCAGCTTCAGGTCGTTGGGACCGATTTCCACAGCATGGTATGTCTCATCGTCAAGGTACTCCCAGTCACACTCGACGATTGGCTGTGTGAGACTATGGCCAACCCAGTCCCTGTACGGTCCATTATCGTCATAGTTATCGCGAGTGAAAATATCAAAGACAGAATCGCTCTTCTCCCACGAGTTCATAGGATTCCTGGCACCTCTGATAGCCGGTTCCCATCCAGCAGTCATAACATTTTCAATCTCGATCATTCTTTTCTCCTTTCTTATGATCTTCCAGTCCGTGTTTGTACATGAGCCCAAAAAAATCCATCGAATCATAACCGTCAGGATTCTCTTCGCATCTTGGCATATAAAATGAGTTTTCTTTTATGTATTCGCCGGTGCTTCTCCTCTCGGTAAAAGGAATCTTACTGTAATCAATCAGTGTCATCGTCTTCCTCCTTAAATTGCGCATCAGAATATAAACGAATCTTCCTTCAGTATTTAGAGTTGCTCTTTCTAACTCTTTGCTCGTATCCTGTGAGCTTGCACAACGACTTACGGTTTGCCTTATTTATGACACTAACTCTATAGCATCTACGTTTGTCATCGACCTCACCGCAATAATCGTTTTTGTATTTCTTAGCAAACGCCCTCTGTTTTTCTACTATGGAATCGTGCCATTCTTTGTATTTATCGCATTTATCGTGGCAAGCAGGAACGCGATCATTACAACCTTTGCAGGGAGCCATGATGCTATCTTTAATATGGTCTTTGACTCTTTGTTGGACTGCTGCGTTATAGCTCATCACTTATCTCCTTTCTTATCCGTTGGTGAAAAAACAAAAGACCCTCTGCAAATATCATTTCTGATACTCACAGAGAGTCTTAATTCGTTATTCGGCTATAATTTCGTCGGCCATTTTTGCAAGTTTCTTGCCCTTCTTTAAGGCATCTCTAAGCCAGTTGACATTACATCCATTCAACCGGTATTCGTGTGTTTCTCCATCTTCGTCTACAAAACGGAGAATCACATGCCTACCGATCCTTCCAGTGTCTGTGTCAACGAACATCGACCGCCAGTTATGCAATACTGCCATTTTTACCTCCTTCAAATTATAAACCTGGACACTATTGTCCATAACAGGAGATGCTAAAAGTGCGTACTCAGAATATAAACGAATCTTCCTTCAAACCAAGACGGGTAGCCATCCTTTTACGTTTCTCGTCCATCGTGTCACAGATCTTAACGTTATCGATATACTCCGTTACCTTTCTGAGTTCTCTCAAGGTTACATATACATCAGCCATTTCCTCATGGACATTGGCAAGCATCTCTTCTTCGGTTTTACCGTGTACAAGATTCTCTCCACGCAAATATCTTGCAAATTTCTGACAAGCATAAGACAGCTCTGTAGCTTCTTCTGCCATCATTTCAAACATAGCCGGCGTACCGATTGCATCTGCTAATTTTGTTGTTTCTTTTCTGGCTTCTTCTCGGTTTTCCATTCCTCACTCTCTTTCCAAAACTGTTGCTGAGCTGCCATTGACTTGTGCATGCGAATATAATCGTCCTGAACCTTCTCTCCATTCTTATCACCGTAGAGAATATGGTGGTCCCACAGATCGAGTAGACGTTTCCATGCTGCAGCATACATACCAGGATTTTTCTTAATCTGTTCACGAATCCATGCTGCAGGAATATCATTATTGCTCATTCGTCCCTCTCTTTCTCAGCGTTTGTGTACAAGCAGATGTCGTTAGGTCCGGTGATCATACTATCCGCATGGTTGCTAGATCTTCGTCTGCGTTTACAAACACCCCATTTCATCCCAGGAACGGTGTCGAATTGCTGGCAGTCTTTGCATCTTTTCTTTCTTTCGGTAGGCTCCATAATAAGAAAACCCGGTCCTAATTCAATTCTCGACATACTCAATCTCCTCTTATAAGTTTATGCACCAAACTTTTCATAAAGAAATTCAGACGTAGCTAATATAAATACAGGACAGACCATACAAACCACATCGTTTGGATTGTCGTAATTGTGTTTACACTTAACGCATCTTAATTGGCGCATATCATAATCCATTAGTTTTCCACGCATTTTTGCCATATAACTTGAATTTTTTCTTACTCCTTCAAAGCCAATTTCAAGAAGTAAATCACCGCCAGTCATTTCATTTAATCTCCTCTCAGATCAGAATGCGGTGAAATATAAAGACCCTGCCAACCATGCTTTTTGTAGTAGGCTTTGGCTTCGGTCTTGTATCTGAATTTGGTGCAATACTCGATACCACGAATATAAATACCTTTCTCCTTGCACCAGTCGAGGTAATTGGTAAAGTAGATCTTATCTTCTTCCGACACTCGTTTGTTGTTGTTAAACAGAACACTCTCCTGAATAACCGTCTTTACCAGATCCTTGTGACCGTTATTGATGAGCTTTCGAACAAAGAGGTCACCGCCATTGGGCATTACTGTCAGACCAACGTCGTGAACCAAGGTATTCATAACCTTAAGAAGCGCTTCATACACCTGCCATCCTCTAGGAGCAGGTTTAATAAATTCAGTCTTCTCTTCTCTAAATCCCAAAAGGCACATGTAGTACAAATCGGGATTGTCAAAATATAAACCTTTACAGCCGGCCTCTTTGAACCGTTTTGCCTCGTCGATGAGGTGTTTTTGCCATCTCTCATCTGTAACGTCGACCCAGTATTCGCCAGGCCATCCAGAATATCTCGCAATTCTTAGATCCTTGAATTTATCATAATAATCACGCTCCTTCTCCAGAGCGCATGCGTTCAAATATCCATATACGTGAACACCGCGCCCAACAGCTTCCAGAACGTACTTCGGATCGATGTTGTCAATATCTACAACTGCCAGATCGTTCTTTTTACTTTTTGCTAACGTCTTGAGTACATAATCCTGTTCAAGACAGATTCTCATAGACATACTGCTTTCCCTCCATAATTTCTTCATCGAGTTTTTTAATGGCCTCTTCGAGTTCGTACGCCAGAACAGCATTAGGATCGATAACTGAGCAAAGGTCAATCAACACACTACATTTATGAAAGTCCTTAAATAAGCTAATTTTTAAGCAGTCCTCAAAATGTGGCATTGGCGGATAAACGAAGACGGCGCATTCGTGCTTTCTGGAAAACTCAAAAGCATCAAAGTTAATCTTAGGAAATTCATTATCCATTCTTATCCCCCCTCAAAATTCAATTCTTACCAACATGTCGTCTACCTCGCACTGGTAAAGGTCTGCCAGAATAACAAGGTTGTCGATGGTGGGAAGAGATTTACCGGTCATCCACTTGTATACACATTGAGGAGTGCAAAAACCAAAATGATTCTGAATATCTTTTATAGACAGATTACGCTCCAGCCTAAGATCATCGAGTCTCTTGCAAGTTGCTTCCATGTTGATTCCACAAACCATAATTACTCCTTTCTGAAAAATATAAGTGAACGCAAAACGGGAAGACCTTGTAACGCTATCTAGAATTGCGCAGTTAGGTCTTCCCTTGCTTTGAAGTCCCATTTACTTCAACCTCCTTTCGCCTTAGTAGATCGGTCTCCATAATGGGCGTTGTAAATTTTGCGAAAAACAAAGACTCCCTGCAAATATCATTTCGATACTCACAGAGAGTCTTGCTATTACATATACGGAAACAACCGCTTCATGTTTCTTTTATCATAAATATCTCTTCCATCCATAATAATTCTTGTA